CTTCTATAAAACAAAGTAGTAGTAGTAGTGGGGGCAATCCGTTCTCTCTTTATGAATCTCACAAATTCGGAAAAATAGACGAGCTAACAAGAGATTTCATATGCGAAACAATCGAGGTATATACCGAACCTTTCGTGGTGAGAGCCATGAAGGAAGCAGTCATCCAGAACAAAATAGCATGGAGCTATGTACAAAGCATTCTCAAGCGCTGGAAAGAAACGGGTCACCCTGAACCATGGACACTGGAAAAGCCGGAGGCACCCAAGAAGACAATACCCTTTAACAAATATCAGAAACAGGAAAAGCAGCATATCCCACTTGCAACAAACGAACCGACAAATGCGCCAACGGATGAAGAATTCGCAGAAATGATGAGGTTTGCAGAAGAGATGAAACGGAGCGTGAACCAGTGAGTAAGCGAACAAAAAATACAAAACGACCAGTCAGTTCAACAGTCTTTAGACAACTGGTCCCAGCAAAACAGCACCCGAGGCCGGATGAATTACTTCCGGCTTTGGACAAGCCTTTACCACATGAGATATCGGCACATATCGCAAGACTGAAGGATCAGGGAATACCGCGGACGCAGATAGCTAAGACGGTGGGAATCCCGAAGGTACATGTAATTCAGGAACTTATTCGATTAGGAGGATGAAGAGATGATATGCCGCATTTGGGATAAAGAAAACAATAGATTCTGGGAAGACGTAAACGAGGGTTACAACGGGAAGATTGAGCAGTTGATGGTTAGCACGAGTGGCGAACTGATTATGCGGACAATAGACAAAATGATTCATGAATCTTTGTTTCCTGGGAGATTTACCATCAGTTGGGGCACAGGGATAAGGGATCGTAACAATCAAGAGATATATGCCGGAGATGTTTTGCATGTTGAATACATGTTGGTTGAAAACGTGGCACCTTTTAACTGTCTGGTTGAATGGGATAAGTTCAGGTTTGCAATGCGCAACTTAGATTTTGATAAAAACTCGGCATATCCCAGCTTTACGCCATTATATAACCTTGATCCATTTGGGATGAATATCGAAGTCATAGGCAACATCTACCAAAACAAGGAGCTGATCTCATGAACGCATACAGCAGAAAACACACACCAGTACCAAGACCCTATGAGCCGGGAGGAATTATCAGCAAGAGTGAGCTGGAACGGTCGAGGGAGTCGCTTATAGAGCGCATAGCCACTCCTGAAGAGATGGAGGAGATATACCGCGTCTACGGCCGGCCGACGATGAAGCTGAAGGATCGCAGAGGCTTTGGAGGTGGCGCAGCATGAAAGAACGGATGCTGTTCTGGTTACTGGTCAATGATCAGATTGAGGGCGTGGGTACCTTGAGACAGATGGCAAACCGATTGAATAAGCACTGGAAGAGCAAGCGTGACGTTTCGCGGATTGTGCCGGTGAAGAAGATATGAGGCTGAAACTGAGCAAACACAAATACGGCGCCAAGCAAACCACCTTGGACGGGATCACCTTCGATAGCAAGATGGAGGCTGAATATTATCGGCAGCTCAAGTTGCTGCAGCAAGGGAAGGTCATCACGGACCTGGAGCTTCAACCGACTTTCGAGTTGTTAGAAAGCACAACCTTATCCAACGGGAAGAAGATCCGCGGTATCAAGTATAAGGCTGACTTCCAATACAGAGAAAACGGCCGGCTGGTTGTTGTGGACGTAAAGGGGGCAAAGACAGCAGAATTCAAACTCAAGGCAAAGCTATTCTATCACCGGTACCCTGACTTACAGCTAAAACTAGTGACCAAGAAAAATGGAAGGTGGTTAGAGCTATGAATGGAAGATGGATCAACCTGGGGCGTGACGAGGCCCTTGTAGACGAATCAGGAACGGTTGTAGGCTTTGTTAGACCAATGGATGAACAAATATCCTTCCGAGTTCGGTTGTCGTTCTATGAAGCTTCTAGGCCCCTTAAAATCGATGGTCATAGATTCATAGGAAAACCACCGGACCGGAAGGGAGCGTGATGGAAACGGATTTGAAGTAAACGAGAGTAAACAAACAAAATATTGAGTAAAACGAAGAAAATACCCTATTCAACCACAAAATATGGTATAATAGAGTTAATAATTAACTATTTCGGGAAAATGAGGTGTATGGGAGTGTCAATGATCAAACAATTAAAGCAACAGATTGAGCAGGCGCAAGCAGAATTGCATGCTGAAAACCAACGGGGGGCCTTGAAAGACAGTCACAAAGTAACGGAGCTTGAAGGAAAGCTTTTGGATCTATCGCAACAGCTTGATGTAGAGCAACGGCTGGCTGAGAACGAACAGGTACATGAGCAGCGCGTGGAAGAGTCCCATAACAACATCGCAAATACATTGGACAATCTGGTGATTTCGGGCGTATCCATGCGGGAGTTGTTCTTGAACGAGACTCGCGAGAGCGCAGAGATCGCATATCAGGCATTCCGCAGCGTGTTCCAAAAGATGATGATGGACGAACAAGAGGAGTCGTTGAAAGAGATTAAGGCATGCAAAGACGAGTTGGCAGCACTTAAGGTTGAGAGTGAAACACAGATTAAAACCCTGCAAAAACAATATGATGACCTGTACGAAGAAAATGCTAAGTTGCGATTTGAAACTACTGCCAAACAGCATGAACTGGAAGAAACAGAGCGTAAACGCGATGCGGCCGTAGCAAGAGCAGAAGAAGCCGAAGCAGAGGTTAAGCGATTGGAAAGCCAAGTGGATGATCTGCGCAAGGATGCAGCAGTAGGCCCGCGGCGTGCTGTTGAGGTTATCGAGATCGGATCTGAAGCAGCGATTGAAGCCTGGAAGCGTCAGCGTGAAGAGATCGAGGCGAAGAAAAAGGCCGAGGATGAGGCTAAAACCCCGATATACGATCTGGAATGGGCGGATGCTAAGCACAGCACCTATAAAGCGAAACTGGCAGCGACTGACGAAGAGATTACCTTCAGTTACCTGAGCAAAGGCAACTACCGGGAGGTGACAGCCCAGGAGGCGGAATCGTTTCGAAGAGCCTACCAGGAATCCCAACGTAGTCATGAAGATATGGCACAACCTAGGGAAACTGTGGAAGAAAGCACAGTAACACCCATTCGTCCGGAAGGCAGCGAGGAGCACGGATTGGATCAAGACGACGCTAACGGAGCGTTGGAAATTGAAGCAACTGGAAGCGTTGAAGAACGTCTTAAAGCGCTCGAGCAACGAGTGACAGCACTTGAGGCAACCAAAATGGAGCAAGGAAGTGCAGCGTAATGCGCGGCTACAGACGGAAATACATGATCAGTTGGACTTGTCAAGGTGCGACTGGTCGTGAGTTCTGGATTATGGAAAGAGCAGGAAAGGTATCTTCTGCCGATATTAGACGGATGGAAGAAGAGATCGCTAAAAAATGGTCCATGCCGGGCCCTGTAATCATCACACATGTTGATCTAATGAACTGAGAAGGAAGGGGCGGCGTAATGCCGTCTTTTCTCTACACGAGGGTATGATTACAAGTAAAAACTCGGAGGATGATGAAATTGGATAAATTAATCCCTGATGGTTATGTTTTGAAAGAGATCGAATATAAAACCAATGAACCTGATAATGTTGATGAAATGATCAAACATTTAAACGGCATCCTCTTAGATAGATCCATACCAGAAGAAAATAAGCAGATGGTTAGAAAACAATTTGATGAACTTATGAGAATTAAACAAATAACGATGCAACCACCACGAATAATTCTGGAAAAATCAGAAGAGTGATCATGAATAAAGAGTACTTAGTACGCCATAAAGCAACGGGTGAGGTCGGAAAAGTCAAGAATCGGACGAAGGAGCATGTATTCGTGCTTTGGAAGGGAAGCAACATTGCCATACCATATCGGGAAGAATGGCTGGAGAAGATTGAGGAGGAGGGAGAACATGAACCAGGACAAAATAACGGAACTGCTTAAGAATTACCCATACTATCGTTACGCTGTACGGATGTATGAAACGGATAGACCAGTGGCGCTGAGAGCAACGGAATACAGTGATATGCCAAGGGGCGGTGGATTCGGTACCAGAGCGCCTAAGTTGTTTGGACTAGCAGATGAAGATGAATTGGACTATGACCGATACAAGAAAGCTGTCGTCCATATCGAGGGAGCTCTTGAGACGCTAACGGACGAGGAACAGAGTGTGATCAAACTGCGCTGGATGGATGAATTATCGTTGGATCAGATTGCCGATCGTAAGAGCTACAGTCGTTCAACGATCAAGCGGACGCACAAACGGGCATTAGCCAAACTTACCATTTGTCTTCGGTTTGTGGACATTCCGTATATCGAGGAAATCACAGTGGCATGATGGTCCATTTTTGAGCCCTAAGTGAACTGTACCAAGTGATATAGTTGTATCATAGGGAACAGATGATGAATACGAGATGGCTGTACGCGCGGTCCGTGTTCACATTGTTTCTTAAAATTAAAAAGTCTACCGACAACCCAGCACGACCGAGCCCCGCGGGATATCGGGGCAAACCTTGGTGGATTGTAGACTGGTTTTTCCCGGGCTACTTCACATATAGCCAAAAGGGAATAAACAGATCGCATCCAACCATAAAGGATGCAGGGTGAGGAAAACGGGAATATCAAGCGATTTCGAAAGCTCTCAAAGGATAAGTCCCACACCTGGGAGGAAAGGATCTGCCCCGAGGCACTGTGCTAAACGGAGTAGGTAGGCTAAATCTGGTGTGCCTAGCAGAAACGTTAACGGCGGCCTCGACACAACAGATGGGGAGGTCGCTTAGGCACAATCTATGGAGGAAATGGCGGTCGGCCTCCTAGATTATCAGGGATCGCTAAATATGAAGAGAGTGACAGTTAATCGCTGTTGCTCTTTTTTGTTTTTGCCGAAGGCCATCGTAGCGACCGAACAACCCAACGAAGTGGGGGCCGGATAATGTTTAATCAATTCATACAAGACATGATACACATGACAGAAGGAGAGAGGTTCATATACTACTGGCCGTTATGGGTAACCATCATCGGATTGGTAGGTATAGGGATCATCATAATTAAACGGAGAAAGTGAGAAAGGAGTGATCACTATGGCTAAATATCATAATTACACCAGAGTCAAAGGTATGCAGTCTGAAATCGACGACAATCTCACGCACGAAATCAAAGAGTTGCTCAAAGAACATGCATGGGAAGTCGTGAAAGAAGAAAGTAAGGATATAAATGACGAGTACAAATTCGAAGTCATCGAAGAGCAAACGTATGAGGACGGAACCCCTTATGTGAAATTCAGTTATACATTGACTCTTGATGAGGATTAGGAGGTGAAAGTGATGGCATTGACGGCCAAACAACAACGTTTCGTTGATGAATACATGATCGACCTCAATGCCACTCAGGCGGCGATCAGGGCAGGATACAGTAAGAACACAGCATCAGAAACGGGATACGAGAACCTCAGGAAACCTCAGATTGCCGATGAGATAGCCAAGAGGCAGCAAAAACACGCTGAGAAAGCCGAGATGACCGTAGAATGGGTTCTACAACAGTACCGAGACATAATCCTCAATACGAAAGAAGCAGAGCCTAATACGGCTCGTGGAGCGCTTGACAGCGTGGCGAAGCATTTAGGCATGTTTAAGGAGCGTATTGAACACAGTGGAAGCCTAGGCGTTACGATCGTAGATGATATCAAATGAGACTATCCCAGGTAATCGCGCCTTCATTCCACGAGGTCCATAAAGATATCAAAGATGGAGGACATACACATTACTGGTTAGGCGGCGGACGCGGAAGCACCAAGTCGTCATTCGTTGCGATAGAAATCATCCTTGGTATCATGTCCGACCCCAACGCCAACGCAGTTGTATTGCGTAAGGTCAAAGACACATTGAAAGAATCCGTATTTGAGCAGCTCACCTGGGCGATAGAAGCCTTGGGAGTTGAAGATTATTGGCACATACCAGAGGCGAAGTTGGTTATCACCTATAAGCCTACTGGACAAGAGATACGGTTCAGGGGTGCCGATAAGCCGAAGAAGATCAAGTCCATGAAGTTCAGCCGCGGATATACAAAGTTCATCTGGTACGAGGAAGTAGACGAATTCACCGGAATGGAAGAAGTTCGGATGATTAACCAATCCCTCATGCGGGGCGGGCCGAAGTTCACGGTGTTCTACTCCTACAACCCACCGAAAAGCGCTAACAATTGGGTGAATACCGAGGTGAAGCTAACCCGGGATGATCGCCTGACACATCACAGCACCTATTTATCGGTGTCGAGAGAATGGTTAGGGGAACAGTTCATTGTTGAGGCTGAACACCTGAAACTGACCAAACCACAAGCCTATGAACACGAATATCTCGGCATGGTCACGGGTACTGGTGGCGAGGTGTTCGATAACGTGCAGATCCGGCGTATCAGCAATGAAGAGATTGAAGAGTTCTATAACATCCGCAGGGGCCTTGACTTCGGTTATGCGATTGACCCGTTATCCTATACGGTGATGAATTATGATCGCAAGCACAAGCGGCTGTACATCTTCCATGAACTATATAAAACTGCGATGTCGAACTACTCGGCATATCTGCATATCACAAGTGAAAATAAACGAAATGAAGTCGTCAAAGCTGACTCGGCTGAGCCTAAGAGCATCAACGAGTTAATGCAGTACGGCTTGTTTGTGCATCCGGTAAAGAAGGGGCCTGACTCTGTTGAGTTTGGAATCAAGTTCCTTCAGAGCCTGGAGGCTATCATTATCGACGATAAACGATGCCCGGAAACAGCTAGGGAATTCCTTACGTACGAGCTGGATAAAGACGTACACGGCAATTTCAAAGCGAAGTTCCCGGACAAGAACAACCACTCCATCGATTCCGTGCGCTATGCCATGGAAGATGATATGTGGGACTTTATGGAGCGCATGCAGGCACGTAAGGCGCCTGAGACACCGTTCCCATTCCGGACGGCAGAGCCGCAGACAGGAGGGTATATGCAATGGTAGATGACGCTGCCAAGTTGGGAGAGCTACTTAGGCTCCCGAACCTGGAACAGGATACAATCACGATGATTAATCAGAAGATGCGTGAATTTATAAAAGACATTAAACCAGTACCGCCAGAGCTCAAGCAAGAGGCACAGAACATCATGTATCAATGGCTGAATGGAGCTAAGAAAGAAGGTGAATAAGCGTGCAGGAAACCGTAGCCTCGGATAAGTTAGCTGGTGAACTTGAAAAGCAATACAAAGAGGGCCTGTCCTACAAAAGTAGGATGGGCTTTCTTTCTAAATGGCCGGAATACGAGCGAATGAAAGCTGGAGATCAGTGGCCGGCAGCTACACCACAGACTGTTAACCTTCCACGTCCGGTATTCAACGTCATCAAGATGGTCGAGACGCATAAAGTTGCAACGGTCATGAGTGAGCAAATCAAAATGATATTCTCGCTGCAAGAAATGTCCGATCAAGAGGATGACGGTATAGGGGATCTGTTCAGTCGTTTCTCAGACGCAACATGGGAACGTATCAAACAGGATGAATTGAACGAGGAAGGACTGGACACTGCAGCCAATACCGGCACCGGGATATGGCATTACTATTGGGACAGTGCAGCCAAAGGCGGAAAAATCGACCCTTGGCTGGGTGAAATGCAGGGCGAAGTCCTTGATCCCATTAATGTGTTCTTCGGCAACCCGCAACAGCGACGAGTGCAGAAGCAGCCATACATCATCATTAGTAGCCGGGAGGATGTCGAGAGTGTGCGGCGTTCTGCTCGGGCAAACGGACTATCCAAGGAGATGGTCAGCCTGATTAAGCCAGATAAGGAAACGCAGGACCAAGGTTATGACATGGCGAAGGTTGAAGTTGATGGTACTGGCAAGGTGACTGTTCTCACGAAATATTGGAAAGAGGATGACGGCAAGGTGATGTTCTGCAAGGCCGCAGCAGGCATCACAATTAAGAAAGCTACAGACACCCATTTAAGTCTGTATCCTATCGCCGTCATGCAATGGGAGCGCCGGAAGAAGTCGATTTTCGGTGTAGGTGAAACGGAAGGTCTGGTTCCGAACCAGAAAGCCGTTAATTTGCTGATCGCTATGCAGATACTTTCTGTGCAGCTTACAGGGTGGCCCAAACTGTTGTACAAGTCCCACGCCGTTGACTCTTGGAAGATAACAAACACTCCGGGCGAAATGATCGAGGACAAAACACCAAATGGTCAGGGTGATGGGGTGAAATACATGTCGCCTGCAGTCATGCCCAGCACCGCAGGAAACTTGGTCGAATCCATCCTAGCGTACACGCGGCAAATGACTGGGGCTGACGATGCTGCCACGGGCACAGCGCCATCTGCTGACCTTAATGCAACGGCTATCATGCTCCTGCAGAAAGCAGCATCTATTCCGATTGAGTCCATCAAGCGCCGTTTCTATCGTCTGATAGAGGATGTAGGGCGCATTTGGGAAGATTTTTGGAAGGTTAAGTACAATCTACCACGACAAGTTGTTCTAAAGGACGAAGACGGCGAAGAGTACGTTGATAGTTTCAATGGTTCAGAGTACAAGGATGTTGAGTTTAACCTAAAGATTGATGTTGGACCATCATCCACGTACAGCGAATCTTTGGTGCTTTCTAGCCTTAACGAAGCGCTAAATAGGGGAGATATCACATACAAGCAATACCTTAACTATGCACCGAAGAACGTGGTTCCATACCGTGACCGTCTGCTTAAGGAAATGGAGAGTCAGAGTGGAATTGTCGGAGTGATTGAGCAGTTTATGAGTAACCTGACACCAGAACAGCAGGCTGAATTCAATGCATTGCCGCCTGATCAGCAGTTAGGCATTGTTCAACAAATGATTGCTCCACCACCACAAGCGATGGCACCAGAGGCGTTACCACCATTACCGCCAGCACAGGCACCGATGCCGATGCCGGTAGGGTTATAAAACAACGGGCTTCCAATGAGACTTTGGAGGCCCTTTTTATATACAAATATTGCTCCAACCATAGAGCAAGGAGGATTCAAACATGGAAGAAGTAATGGAAACCGCCAACCATAGCGGTGTTGAGGAAACACCAGTCACTGAGCAAGAGATGGTGACCACCGAAGAAACCACAATTGAAGGGCATGATTCCCTGCCACAGGAAGAGCCCCGCGGAATAAAGGTCAAGTACAACAAGGAAGAGCGCTTTGTGCCAGAGGATGAGGTACCGAATTGGGTTCAGAAAGGATTGAACTACGACAAGGTGTCCGAAAAAGCCCAGCAAGCCGAGCGTTATCAGCAAATGCTTGATCGAACAGCCAAGTTTTATGGATTTGATAACCATGATGATTACATGGCAGCACTGGAACAGGCAGAGCAAGACCGCTTAATCCAGCAAGAGGCTGAGAAAATGGGCGTTCCTGAGGAAGTCATCCGAGAGCACATGCAGCCGATGAAGCAAAAACTCAGCGAGTATGAGCAGAAGCTGCGTCAAATCGAGGAACAAGAGCAATATCGACAGATTGAATCCGATATTCAGCGTCTGTCCTCGCAATACCCGGACTTCGACAAGTACAAGCAACAGATATTCGATTTGGCAGGAAGCCGCGGTTATTCCCTTGAGGATGCATACAAGATCGCATCTTATGAGGACCGTCAGAGTGCTGCTGCCAACCAAGCAAGGCAAGAAACTATTCGCAATTTACAACAAAACGCCGAGACCTCGACCGGAGCCCTTGGGGCAGATGCACCAGAACAAGCCGCAGGATATGAAGGCATGTCTGCAGCAGATCGCAAGGCATTCCGTGAGCGAGTAAAAGCCGGCCAAACCTAAGGAGATGATTATTCATGGCAACTCAAGTACAAGGATATAACGCAACAACCGGGGTAAACGCACTAACCGCAGAACAACACACATACTATCAGGACGCGATGCTCGAGCGTCTTACACCTGAACTGGTATGGACTAAATTCGGTGAGAAGAAGAACATCCCGAAACGTAAGGGTGCAACAACCAACTTCCGCCGCCTGAACAGCTTGAATGTTGTGACAACGGCTCTGACCGAGGGTGTAACACCTGATGGCGTAAACCTGGACATCACACCGATCAACGCAACGGTAAAGGAATATGGTAACTGGACAAAGATCTCCGAATTCATCAACCTGAGCGGTTTCGACCCATTGATGACCGAAGTTGCTGAGTTGATGGGCGAGAACGCCGGTGAATCCATTGACGTTATCGTCCGTGATATGCTGGCAGCCGGTACTAACGTACTGTACGCCAACAACAAAACAGGCCGCGCCGAGATTGCAGCTACCGACACAATCACAGCGCTGGATATCCTGAAAGCTCGCCGTGCACTCAAACGTAATAAGGTCAAAGAAATCCGTCTTCCAGGCGGTGGCACAGGTTATGCAGCACTCATTCATACGGATGTTGCTACGGACCTGATGCAAACGGACGAGTGGAAACGCGCTAACGTAGACAACGGTACAAGCGACTTCAAGAACGGTGCGATCGGTAAACTGTATGGCATCTACTTCTACGAAGTTGATAACGGCGTAGTGTTTGATGGTGCTGGCGCTGCCGGCGCTGACGTATACGGTACAATCTTCCTTGGTCGCGGTGCTTACGGTATTCCGGACATCGAGGGCAGTGTGAAGCCTGATATCATCGTTCACCCTGCTGGCTCTGCTGGTAGCGCGGATCCACTGAACCAATTCAACACTGTAGCATGGAAGTGTGCATTCACTGTGGTACGTCTGCAAGAACTGGCAATTCTCCGGTACGAATCCGGCGCAACAGTTTAATAAAATCAATCTGAGGGGGCCGAAAGGCTCCCTTTTATATTTGGGAGGAATTTAACGATGGCAAAGCAAACAGAACTGGATCTTGGTCAAGCAGCAGCAAATGCGGAAAAAAGTGCAGCTCAACAGCTGAAGGAAATGAAGAAAGTGAATATCATCATTCCGGATGACCCACAAAACCCGGGGGATAAGGTGGTTCCAATCGGTTATAACGGCGTTGTCTACACAGTTCCGCGTGGAGTTGAGACCGAAGTACCCGAAGCAATCGCCAATATCTGGCGCGATTCCTACGAGCGCACACGGGCAGTCAATCAGCGTATCGAAGAAAGCACCAGTAAAGAAGTAAAAGTTCGATGACATAGGCCCCTCAAGGGGCTTTTTTGTCTATTAAGGGGTGAACCGAGTGAAATTACAGGAAATCTTGAACGAAATCGCCGAAAAATACCCGCATGACCTGTCCAATGACAGTGTGATCCGTAAGCTCAACCAGATACAAAATGAATTGTTCCGGACAACGTTCCAGGTACGTACAGCAGCCATATACAACCTTCAGAAGGACGTGTTTGCATACACACTACCATTCCCTCGCAGCAGCCTGTGTGACGTGGTTGTAGAAGGAGTAGAACTGATATATCAGGACAGCAAGAAGAATTCCAACACGGGGTCTTTTTACTACTTCATTGGGGATGCTGGCCTTGGGATATACCCGACACCGGATAAGGACGTTACAGACGGACTGGCGTTGTTCTACTACAAACGACCAACACAACTATCAAGCTCTAACCTGAACGCGGTACCGGAACTGGATCAGGACTTTCACATGCTGCTGGTATACGGAGCACTGGCACAGATCGGCGAGGTATTCCAAGATACGGCGATGATTAACAACTTTACGGCGAAATATAACGGGCTCTTGGAGGAATTCAACAAGGTGAATGACGAAACTCCGGATTACCCTGTTATTGAAGATGTCATGGGGGTGGGTTACTGGTGACACAAGCTTCTCAGAAAATTACTCAGCAATATGTTGATGGTGGTGTAATACCGGCCCATTTAGTGGGTCAGGACGCAACAAGTAAAACGTATGTTGACGGACAACTTGGAATTAGAGACAAAGATATATCTGCTGCACAAAATAGCGCAAATGCTGCACAAAAATCAATTAACGATCATAGGCTTTCAACAAATGCTCACGCAGCGCAAAACATAACATATTCAGGTGAAGTTGCTGGAGTCGGGGACGTTAAGCAAGCCATCGATGCGGTGAAAACTACGGTCGATCTAGCAATAGTCTCTGGAGATTCTGGTCCGGAAGCTCGAACCGCAAGGTACTCAACTCCACAGAACAAAACGTATCCTTCTTTGAAAGATCGTCTCGATGCCTCTGATACATTTGAAATAGACATCGAAAATGCGGTTGCTATAAAAGCTGACAAGTCGTACACAGATTCACAATTAAATTTTAAGCGAGACAAGTCAACAAAAATTAACTCCGAGGATTTAAATACATCTCAGGATTCTTTAAAAATTAAACTAGTTAATTTGTCCGATGAAGTGAAACAAGCGATGGCAGGAACAACGCCTATAAATGCAACTCCAGGGAACAAAGAAGTTACGAGGGAGAAGTTAGCCGATCATGCTGTTAGCGACCTACAAATTGAAAATCAAGGAATCAGGTTAGATAAAATTAATAACGATGTATCAAGATTTGATGGTTATGTGATATCGGCAAAAGGAGGTAGCCTATCTGTTAGCAACATAAGGGCTGCATTTTTATTTGACCTTTTACCCGTTGGCATTGTAGCAACAACAGCAACTACATTTACATTCGAGGCGTGTTTTAGATGCTATGATACAAATTTAAAGCAATTCTCAACACGACACTATTGGAATAATAGTAACGTCGCCAATGATTCGAGTGGAAATGTCAGTACACCCACTCTACAAGTGGTCAATTACGCTGAGTTTATTAAGTATTCTGTGACATTTACCTTGACAAACAACCAAAGATATATTCACTCATTTGTGTTTGCGGATTTACTTAATCCAGCGTTAGTAACAAACCTGGAAGTAAACTCGGTTACTTTACGCTGTAATGGGTTTGAACTTGCGCCACAAGGGTACGCCCTATTCGGCCAAAATACAACGGACTCTATTAAATACCTTGAGTTCAAACCGAACAACTTAATTAGTATTTCTGATTTCCGATCAATCGCATATCAGTCGAGCGAGAAAACATGGAATGTACTTGGTGATAGTTTATCCGGAAACAGTTCATTCACTTCTAAGTTTTACCACGAAATTGTTAAAGAAAAGTTAGGGATATCGACTGTAAATAATTACAGTGTTGGAGGTACAAGCATTACGGTTCGTGCTGGTCGCAATGACTCTTTCTTAGAACGATTTCCTTCTATGTCGGATGCAGATTTTATTACCGTTTTTGGCGGCACTAATGATGTGAGCGTTCCTCTTGGAACGTTTGCGGACACAAGCAATATGACATTTTACGGCGCTGCCAAATTACTAGTTGCTGGATTAATTGAGAAGTATCCCGGGAAGAAAATCGGTTTTATCTTGCCGTTACAGCGTTATGACAGTGGCAACCCCAACATTAACCCCTTAGTTAAGGAGAGAGTGGATGCTTTGAGAGAAGTGTGTGAGTTCTACTCAATTCCGTATATCGACCTATGGCGAAATGGCGGTATTTATCCGGCCTCGACTCAAGTCAGAAACGTTATGATACCAGATGGTTTGCACCTAAACACAGCAGGACATGCTTTCATATCGTCTAAAATTGCTGGTTTCTTAGAAGGGTTATAATAGAGAGAAAGGAGAGACTATATGGAACCCTGGGTATCATCACCAAATAAAAGCAAACCGGTCATTGTTACCCTGGCCGATGGCATCAATCAATCCGTAGAATCCATAGAGATCAAGGACAGCCAAGCGCTATCTGCGGTCAATGTGGATTCTTTTTTATACCCAACATTGCAGACGGTAGATGGTCATATGCTTCACAGCCAACACACGGGATATATTAACCGCTTGTTCAAGTTCAAGAACACTTGGTACTGCGGCAACGCAAAAGGGTTGTATAAGTTCACTGGTTCGTCTTGGGCGGCTGTATACGAGTACGGAGGAACCGATAGCGACCGTCTGTGGGACTCGGCCCAATTCTTCGATGGCAGTAAGCTTTACTTCCTCGACGGATATATGCCACTGCAACAATATGACGGTTCGTCATTAACAGCCGTATCCGGTGCGCCAGTGAGCAATTACCTTACAACTTACGCTAACCGGTTCTATCTCGCTAATAAGAATGATAACCTCCTATCGTATTCCGGACTTCGGGATGCTACCGACTGGTCCAGCACCAATAAGTACACCGGG